CGATGGCAACGCCCTGTTCGTTCTCGTAGTCGGTTTCCTTCTTCTCACGCGTCTGCCACGGCATGGCGATGCCGAGGCCGAGCGCCTGTGCGCCGCAGAGGAACACCCCGCCAACGTCGATGCCGCCAGCGCCGGCCCCGGTGAGCGTGGTCATGTCATCCACTTCGTGGATAATCATGCCGTCCCACTCAAGGTCGCCGCCCTGGAACAGCTTGCTGTTCTGATTGGCAAGGTTCACTTCGCGCTGAGCCTGCGTAATAACCGGATCGGTTTTCAGATCGCGGAAGCAGAGCGGATGAGCGAACACGACAAACCGGCGCTTGTTGTTGCCTTCGTCCATGATCGGACGAATCTTTGGGCTTGACGACAGGGCAATGCGCTTCATCAGCGACAGCGAAGAAGCAGTCAGCTTGTCCGCCGTATTGTCGATGTTGAGAAGCGAAGCCGAGTGGTCGTTCGTCGCGCCGCCTGCGGGAGCCGACGTTGAGACATTCGACTTGGTTGCACCGAAGAGAACGCGGTCGATGTTGTCATCCAACCACGCATCCTTCTGCGCTTCCGTCGCGGAAGCGTAGGCAACGCCATTCTTCGAGTAGAGCTGATCCACGACGCGCTGAACGTCCTGGGTCATCGCCCACTCGCGCATCTGCGCTTTGAACGCGGTGCGGAGGTCGATAGCCGACTTCTGCTCTTCGAACTCAGTCGTCGAGAAGCCGTTACGGCGGAGCGAGACGGTCAACTTGTGCGAGCGCGAAACGCCCGCCTCTTCGTTGCCTTCAAGCTTGCTCGTGCCGTTATTGGCAGCGCCCGAAAACTTGTTCACCAGCGCATAAGTGATGCTGTCGCCCTTCTTCTTCTGAAGGTTGCGCTTCACCTGGATGATGTCGGTTTCCCCGGTGCCCATGTAGGCATTGAACGGGTTATTCCGAAGATAATCGACGAAGAACTGATCGTCGAATTGCTGAGGGGTGAGGCCGGTTGCGGCCGCAGTCTGCGTCATTTATTTATCTCCCGGGCGATTCAGCCCTTCAAGATTTGATCGAGGGAAAGCGGACCGCTTGACGCGCCAGCGGCAGAGCCGCGCGCGCTTTGGGCGTCCGCAAGTGTGGAAGGAATCGGAGCAGGAGCAGGAGTTGGCGTTTGCGCCGCTTGACCCTGTAGAGCCGCCTGGACACGCGCGTTAATCAGCCCGTCGAGTCCGCCGCATTCGCTGATCTCGACTTGAATCTTCGCCGTGTTGTAAGCGTATTCCGCAGGGTTCGGCGCACGATACAGCTCATCCAGCAGCGCCGGGTTGTGCTGTAGCATCTGCTCGAATACGCCGATTTTCTCGGCATAATCCGGCAGCTTCGACTTCATCTCTTCGGCGGAACTTGCGAACCGCTGATATTGAAAAGTCTGATACGCCTCTGCACGCGCCGTTTCCGTCGCGCGCTTTGTGGCCTGATCCACCAGCCAGCGGTCGTATCCTTCCGGATCGTCCCACCTGTCAGGAGGAGCCTGTTCCGTCGCGACCTGGGCCGGTGACGGTTGGGGCTGAATTGCCGGTTGCGGCTGCCGGAACCGTTCCAGATCGGCGCGAAGCCGTTCCAGCTCGGCATCCTTGGCCCGCTCCCGCTCTTCAGCGGCCTGTCTCTTGCTTCTCTCCGCTTTCAGGGCACCAACCGGAGCTGTAGCGGACTCCTCCTCTGCCGCAGGCGGCGCGGCCTCTTCGCCCTTCGGATCGTCCTTGCTCTTGAACTGTCCTGCCCCCGGTTCGCCCTTCGGCACCCGGTCAACGCCGTCAGCTTTCGCCTCAGGCTCGGCAGCGACAGCTTCCACTTCCGCTTCCGGAGCGGCTTCCACCGCCGCCGGTTGTGCTTCCGTTGGAGCTTCGTTCGTCCCGTTCAGGATTCCATCCAGATCGTTATCCATGCTTTATGCCCTTCGCCCTTCTCGTTGGCTGACTACGAAACGCCCGTTTCCCCCGGCGGTCAGGTTCCACCCGTTTGGCCCCGGTGACGGGCATGGCAGCGCCTCCCCTTGCGAGGATCGGCGCGTTGCAATTCTGTTTGTTCGGTTAGGCCGCTAGGCCGGGAGTCCGTCCCATTCCTGCAATGGCGTTAACCTGCATTCCGGCAGCAAACGCCTTGGCCTGCTCCGTTCTCGCCTGAGCCCGGATAAGATCAATTTGAGCGGCGGTTTTTTCCGAGTTGGCTTGCGTGTTGGCAATGTCGGCAGCGGTTTTCTGTAGGTCCAAACCTTGCGCCTGATTCGGCTGGCCAGCATTCGGCGCTGCACTGGCGGCAGCCGCCTGCTGCTTTTCCATGTTGTCCACAATCTCCAGCAACTTCGGCTTATCGCGCAAGGAAGACGCCTCGATGATCAGGCGGAGAAGCTGCGGGGACGCTGGCATAATGCCCGTTCCCAGCAATTGAGTGAGTTGCTGGAACTGCTCGATCTGGAGCGTCGGAGTATCCGCCACTTCATCAATCTCAATATCGACATCAAGCTCGGCAACGGGATTCTTCGTTCGCGCCATGCCTTCCAGATCGGCGGCGTATTTCATCGCGGTTGGAACGTCGATCATTCCAGCGTGGAGCGCGTCACGAACCTTCATGGCACCGGCAATGGCCTGATCCGGCGTCATCTGCGGCGGTTGGTTGATCGCGACGAACCGAGCCGCGCTATCCGAATTGTCGGTTACGCGAATCCATCGCGGCGCATCCCAATACTGGCGGATTCTGTTCCAACACTGGCGATAGACCCTCAGCGTAAAATGCCGGAGGTTATCGAGCAGGCGGGCCATTTCCGTCATTCCAGCCTGTTGCTGGAGCGAGATTGCCTTGCCCGACTGGTCCGTTCCGAGCTTGCCGGAAAGATAGGCATTCGGGCCGACGTTCGCTTTCAGCGTTGCGCGCATATCCTGCATTAGCTGGAACTGCGCTGATTCTTTGCCCAGATTGCCGATCTCTTCAAATTCGCCCTGCTCTGCGACAATGACACCATCAGGACGCTGCATTTCCTTGCGGATCGCTTCCGCGTCAGCACCAGCGGTTCGGGAAACCCGGACCTTTGTGCTGCTAATCATATGCAGGAATTTGCCGTGGCGCTTGTTCACGCCGTCCTGGAGCGGGATCATGTCGCGAACAATCCCGTAGCGATCATTATCCCTGTCGATGTAGGCGGATTCCATCACCAGCGGACATTCAGGCTTGCCCTGCTCATCGAGAAACGGGACCGGCTTCGTGTCTTCCAGAGAGCCAGCCAGCGTAAAGACGCAGACGTTCCAGACACCATCGACAAGATGATAGTGCGTATTGATCCGGACGCGGCGGCGCTTAGCGTCGAACCACGCGGCCCACGCCGGGCGGTCCGCGTGGTCAGTCGTGGACGTTGAGAAGGGCGAACTCTTGGTGCCCTGAATCACGTCTTCCTTGCCAGCCCACTTGCCACCCGGCTTGGTGTGACGAAGCGCCTCCTCCTCGTCCATCCAGGTCGTATAACCCTTGTAGGTCGCATCTTCGAAGTCGGCGCGGCTGCTATGCGGATCGTAATAGAGGCGGTGCCATTCAATATGGACGAGATACGGGTCAACCGATCCATCGCGTAGCTGACGAACAGAGACTTCGACGCCGCCGAAGCCCTCAACCAGCATATTCTCGAAAACGCGGGACTTCTTAATGTTGAAGTCCTGAGCCTGTGCAACGTAGCGCAGAGCATCCGTCGCAGCGTCAGCGTCAGGCTCGTGAACCGGAGTGCGGGGATAGGCTTTCGGATCGGTGCGGCCTTGAAGCTCCAGCCCGCAAAGAGATTCGATCTTGGGGCGGATCAAGTTTTCGGGAGTGATCGGCTGGCGGCGCTTCTTTAGAAGAGCTTCCTCTTCTGCGGTGAACTGCCGACCATCGACGTAATCGCGCGCCTTTTCGGATTCCTTTCGACCACCGCACGTTACCCGCTGGGCCTCCTCGAATTGATCGACGTAATGGCGAAAATTGTCGGTCAATTCGTCGCCTCCCGCCATCATGCAGTCTTCCAGTTGTCGGCAGCATCCAGATAGTCATTCTCGCCATAGTCATTGCTTCCGCCGGCGCGCTCAGCTTCGGGGACAATGGCGGGGTGAGCCTGATCCAGAGCGCGGCCCATCAGCGAAGCCGTGTCCACTTCATCGTCGTTCTTCCCCGCTGGGAACGCCATGAACTCCGAGAGATCGGCGTCGGGCTCGAATAGAACCTTGCCCATCGCGGCGCGGGCCTGAAAGCCGCGCGCCCGCGACGGCTTGTCCGCAACGGAAGGCAGCCATTCCAGGCGACAGAAAACATTGCGTTCGTTCATGCGCTTGCGAAGCGCGGGCTCAATCGCCTTCTGGATGACCCCGGATTCCCCGAACCACGCCAGCGGCTTGTGTAGCTGAATGAGATCGAGCTTGCGGTCTATCCACTTGTCGGATGACGTTTGCCCGCGCCACCCGTCCAGCCGATAAAGATTATCGTCCGCGTCGATTCCCCAAACACGGTGAACCGTATAGTCGCCCTTGCCTTCGCTAACCGCGTAATCGCTGGAGCCGTAAACCCGCAGATGCTTTGGCCGCTCTTTCCAAGACGGAAACCAGTCCTTGGAAAAGAAAGTGCCATCCTCAGGTGAAGGCTTTTGCTGATAGAGGCTCGACCAACCCCGATGATCTTTCTGGAACGGAAGCCAATGCAGCAGAGGGTCGCCCGTTTGACGTCCGAACCACTCCGGCCATAGGCTTTCGCCAATCTCGCGTCCGAGCGGATCATCGTTGCGGTCGCAAATCGCCGGAAGGCAAATCACAAACCACTTGCGGCCATCGCGTCCGTCAATCCAGCCCGATTCCCCATCCCACTTTTCGGGGAGGACGCGCCCGGCAGGATCGTCCTCGTGCCAGCGCGTAAGAATCATTATTTGCGGAGCGCCAGGAATAAGACGAGAGCAAAAATCGTCCTGATACGCTTCCCATGTTTTCTTCCGGATCGTTTCGCTTTCAGCGGCCTCCCGGCCCCTTATCGGATCGTCCAGAACGCCCAGCGAGGCACGGTTGCCGGTCAGCCCGGAAAGCAAGCCCCCAGCCATGTATTCTGAGCCGTTTGTCAGGCTCCATTCGTCGGCAGCGCGATGATCGGCGGTAAGCGTAACCCCGCCCATTAGGTTCTGAAAGGATTGCGACTTAATGAGCTGGCGGGCGCGCCTGCCCTGTTTGCCAGCAATGTCGCTGGCGTAGCTGGCGAGGATAACGTGACGGCGCTTCCGCTTCGCCATGAACCACGGCACGAAAACGACATCGACGTAGGTTGACTTAGCCGATCCCGGAGGCATCAAGACCATCAGGTTTTGAAGCGTTCCGGACTCAATTTCCTGTAGTTTCTGGCACAGCAGCGCATGATGCGCTGCAAGACCGCTTGTCAGGCGACGGACCGGGAACGGATCATCTTCGCCCAGCTCTTCCTCGTCCGGCGGCAGGGTCGGAATGTCCACCATGCAGGCGAACTTTGGAAAGCTGCGTCTAGCCAGCTCGCGCCGCGCCGCTTCAATCGTCGCGGCGTCGGCTACGAGGCTCAATGGCGAGTGGCTTCCTCCCCGTCCCTGTCATCGGCCTTGAGCCGGATCGAGGCGAGGACTGCAAGCTGCTCTTCGTCCAAATGCGAAACGTCAGGCAGCAGCGGCGAGGGATTGAGCGGCGCGCCGTCCGCGCCGGTCAGCTCGCTTCGCGTGGATTCGCGCCAATGCTTCGGGAAGCGCGCGGCCATCGAGCGAAGGTAGAGGTGAGCCTGGAACTCCCGATTGGTCAGGTTGACGGGAATCTTGGCCTCCCAATAAGCCTGGGCGTGGACTTCCCACAGCTCCATCGCCTCCTTGAACTCGGGGAAGGCTTTGGGCCAATTCACTTGGATCGTGTTATAGGTGACGCCAATCTCCGCGCACATTTGCGCGATGGACAATCCTTCCTTGCCCCACGCGACGACCTTCTCGCAGTATTCCGGACGATACTTCGTCGGCTGGCCGCGTTTCGCGGGCTCCTTGGCAACTTTTGCCTTCGCCATGAATCTCCCCCGGTGAATTGGTGCCCGTCCGCTTCGCACCATGAAGAGGCGCAATGCTTTTGGATGCTCGCCTTGCTAGGGGAGCGGACGGGCGCGGGCCGAAGCCCTGTCTGAAAAGAAATGCGCGGCGGTCGGATCGCTAGGCGGCGGGGAACCAACCCGCGCCCTTTCACTCGGATGCGCTTAATGCCCGCCAACCCAAGCCGGACACGCAAAAGAGGAGCAATGCGAACCGCCGCGCGGCGCAGCCACGCCCAATGGCAGAAAGCGGGCCGCGCATTCCGGCTGCCGCGCCTAGCGCGGGTGCCGGAAACGAAAAGACCACCCCGGAGGGTGGTCTGCCGAAGACGCAAAAAAGCTATTGTGATGGCGCGTATCATAGAACTTGGCATGGTGCAACCATTTGGTAGTCGCGCTGCCGCCTTTTCGGCGCTCCAGCCCTAGCTGTCCCTGAAATGGGAACGCGGGGGCAATAGGGCACCCCGGAGCCTGGGCTCGTTCCCAGATTCGGAAAGGTGGTGGAATATGCCGCAGGTTTTTGTGCGCGCATATCGCCGCTGGCGGTTCGGCCGGGTGGAGCATGTCCGTGCTCACACCCGGCGGTGGCCTAACCAGTATTCGTTCAACTTCTAACCAGTGAATGACTAGGCAGCGCGGCTACTACCGTCGCTGAACGCGACCATGGTTCATCGCGTGAGTCGGGTCAAGCGCAATCTTCAGAACGATATAAAGAAATCTTT